AGGCGTCTTAAGCTCCGCTACCTCGGGTCCTACAGCGGCCACGGGGTCGAGGTCACGCAGGGGAACCCCGTCGTCGAGGTCGAGGACCCGAGGGCGAAGGTCCTGCTCGCGACCGGGTATTTCGATGACCTCGGGGGCGAGCCAGGCGCTGGGGCGGCCGCCGACGCTCCGGCCGAGGCCGTTCGAGCGCCCGCGCCGGCCGAGGCATCCGAGCCGCCGGCGCCGGAAGCCGTTCCAGGCGCTGAGCCGGTGCGAGTGCAGGCACCCGCCGGGGTTCCCGGGCCTATCACCACGGCCAGCCTCCCGCCCCGGGTAGCGACCCAGGCCCCGGCGCCCACGATCCCCAGGCCGCAGGCGCCTAAGCGGCCGCCGGGTGGCAGCAACAAGCGGCGGAAGTAACGCATCTCCTCTGGAGGGAGAGATCAGGCGTGAAGTCGTTTCCCTGGAACATCGGAGCCATCGGCATGGTCCAGGCTGTGACGGCCGACATCGACTACACGGTCGCGCCGGCCAACGCGAGCGGCACGGTGGAAGTCATCACCCTGCCCGCCGGCTGCCTAGTCACGAAGACGATCGTCGAGGTCCTCCAGGCTTTCAACGCCGGCGGGACGAACGTCCTCACGGTCGGCACCAATGACACCGTCGACAACCTCGCCGCAGACGCCGACGTCAACGAGGGCGCCGCCGGCTTCAACGAGGTCGCGAAGAAGGTCCGCACCACGGCCGTTACCACCGTCAAGGCGAAGTACGCCCAGACGAACGGAGCTGGCGCCGCTGCGACGTCCGGTAAAGCCCTGGTGACGGTCGAGTTCGTCCGGCTGACCGCCGAGTAGTCGAAAAGGGGGGCGGCCAGTGGACTATCTGACACTTGACGCCCTCAAAGCCAGGGTGAAGAGCGACCTGTCCGATGCCGCTCTCTCCGCCATGATTGCTCAGGAGTCGGCGGCCATCACTCTCGCGCTTGGCGGCGAGCCGGCCGACCCCATGCGCGAGGAGTTCAGCCCCGGAGCGACGGAGGGCGTGTGGCTAGCCTTCCGGCCGGCCTCGATTACCGAGGTCAGGGACCTCGACGCGGACGTGCCCCTGGACCCTGTATGCTACCGCCTCGCTAGACGGCTCCTACTGCCGACCTTCTCCTGGCCGCGCAGGATCAGGGTGACCTACTCGATCGCCGACCGCGCGGCCCTGCTTGCCCTCCTCGAGGGCGTCTGCCTCGACCTGTGCCGCCTGGCCGTCACCGACATGGGTGGCGAGCAGTCGGAGCAGATCGGCGACTACCGGCACGAGGCCAAGGACGTGCAGGCCGAGCGACGCAAGGTCATGGCGCGGCTCAACGCTATCCGGGGCATCCGGCCGACCCTGGCGAGGTGACGGCCCCGTGGACGACATCGCCATCCGGGTCGCGAGGCTGGTCGAGCGGGCGAAGGCCCGCGTGGTCCGGGAGGCCGGCCGGCGGATGGAGCAGGTCGGCCAGCACCTGGTGAACCAGGTGAAGCTCACCCTCCGCGGCCAGCGGCACGGCCGGCGCTACCGCGTGCCGGGCACCAAGGGCCGCTACGTGAAGGACGAGCAGGGCAGGTTCGTACTGGACCCTGTCACGGGTAAGCGCAAGCGCCGGCGCGGCAAGCTCGCCTACTACACGGCCTCCGCGCCGGGCGAGCCCCCTGCGGTCGCCACCGGACGGCTGCGCAACAGTGTGACCTGGACCCTGGAGCGGCACGACAGCGGCCCGGTCACCGAGATAACGACCCGCGTGGAGCCCCGGGTCAAGTACGCCGGATGGCTAGAGGAGGGCACCAGGCGCATGAAACCGCGCCCCTATCTCAAGCCCACCTGGCAGCGGGAGCGGGAGCGGGTCCGGGCGTACCTGCTCCGGCGTTATCTCTAGGGGGTGGCCGCCGTGACCTTCTTCGGCCTCCTTACCGACCGGTGCGACGTCTACCGCTACGTCGAGAGCGGCCGCACCCAAGGGGTCCCCGTGTTCGCCGCCTCGCCCGCCCTGACCGGGGTGTCGTGCCGGCTTTCAGGCGTGAGCGGCCGCGAGGTGGAGGGCGACGCGGAGACTCTCGTCTACACTGAATGCCTGCTTTTCCTGCCGCCCGGCACTGACATCCGGACGGGTGACAAGGTCGTGGTTGCGGGGCAGGAGTTCCGGGCCCTGCCGCCGCGCCCGGCTGGCCGGCATCACCTGGAGGTCCCTCTCCAGCGCGTCTGGGAGCGATGAGCGATGCGCCTCTACGACCAGTTCAGGAGTTTCGGGCGGTGGCTGAACCAGCTTCACCCGGACTGGCCGATCTACGCCGGCCGGGTGCCCCAGGACTTCCGGCGCCCCAGCTTCTATCTCGCGCCCGGCCCCGACAGGGACCGGCTGCTGTCGGGCTTGGTCGTAGAGTCGTCTGTGACCTGGACCGTGGTGTACTTCGCCGACTCTCGAGACGACGCCCTGGCGACCACCGACGCGCTGACCCTCGCGCTCCTGGACCCCGGCCCCGGCGTCCCGCTCTACGACTTCGGGTCCACGCCCGAGGCGCCCGCAGACCGCTACATCAGGGTCGAGTTCGTGGAGCGCGTCTTCGACGAGGACGACGCCGGCCTGTGGTCGGTAACCATGCAGGTCAGGACCGTTCTGCGCCTTCCGCGGGCCATCGCGGACGCGCCAGCGATAGCGAGGGTGCACGTCTCCGAACAGTGGAGGTGAGCCTCATGCCTAAGCGGCAACCTGAGCCGGCGGCCGGGCCGGCCTTCCCGGAGCCGCAGCACTATCGCCCCGAGGACCTCATCAGCCACGCGCGGGAGATCGCCGGGGTGAACCCGGAGATCGCCCGGGCGGCGCTCTCGGAGGTCACCCGGCATGAACTGACCTTGAGCGACTTCCGGCGCGCGGTGGATGCGTTCCTCAAGCGCCGGGTGAGGTAGAGAGGCGGTGAAAGCGCATGCCAGGCGGAACCTGGAGCCCGACCGAGGTTAAGGTCCGGCCGGGCTTCTACCTGAACTTTGTCGCCGCTGCCGCCGAGGCCATCAAGCCCGGCGCGCGCGGCGTGGTGGGCATCCCGGTCCGCGCGAGCTGGGGCCCAATCCGGCAGTTCGTCGAGATCGGCAGCGAGGCGGAACTTGTGACGGCTTACGGTAGCGACGTGAGCGACGGCGTGACGGCCTACCGAATCGGCCGGCTGGCTCTTCTCGGCGGCGCCAAGACGCTCCTGGCCTACAGGATCGCCGACGCCAACGCGGCCAAGGCGTCCATCACCCTTACCGACTCCAACGCCACGCCGACCAACGTGCTCGTGCTGCGGGCCAGGTACGAGGGCGGGCGCGGTAACACCTTCAGTGTCACCACGCGCGTGAACCCGGTCGACCCAGCCAAGCAGGACATCCTGCTCTACGAGGGCACGGCGCTCCTCCGGACCTTCACGTTCGCGACCGGCACCGGCGGCATCGACAACGCCGTGGCGGCCGTGAACGGGGACACCGGGAACGCGTGGGTGACTGCGGAGAAGCTGGTCGACGGCAACGGAGTGCTCGCGGCGGTCACTAGCTCGCCGTTCGCGGGTGGCAATTCGGGGATCGCCGCCCTCGCCAACATCGACTACACGGACGCCATGACGGCCTTCGAGGCGAGGGAATTCGACCTTTTCGCGCTCGACGGTCCCGGCAGCTCCGCCCTGCAGACGGCCGTGGTCGGGTGGATCGCCCGGATCCGCTCGGAGGGCAAGGGCGTCATCGCCGTCATGGGCGGCACCACCGCCGACGACGCGGACCCGGCCGCTGGCAACGCACGGTCGGCGGGGTTCAACCATGAGGGCGTCGTGAACGTCATCACCTCGGCCGTGCTCGACGGCGCGACCTACGCGTCCGGCGACGCCGCCGCCTATGTCGCCGGCCTCATCGCCAGCCGGCGGCTGACGGAGACCATCACATACGCGGCCACGCCGTTCGAGGACGTTTCGCCCCGCCTCACCAACGCGCAGGTCGTCGAGGCCCTCAAGTCGGGCTCGCTGGTCCTCGTCCACGACGGCCGCCAGGTGAAGGTCGAACAGGGCATCAACACCCTGACAGTCCTCCGCGAGGGCCAAAACAGCCAGTGGAAGAAGATCAAGGCCGTGCGGATTATGGACGCCATCAACGCTGACCTCCTCCGCGCGGCGTCCGACAGCTACATCGGCAAGGTGCCCAACACCGACGACGGGCGCGCGGCGCTCCTGTCGGCGATGAAGGCTTACATGGACGTCCTCGTCTCCGAGGGGGCCATAGCCCGGGACTACAAGGTCTACCTCGACCCGGCCTACCCGAACCCGGCCCCCGACGAGGTCTACGTCCGGTGGGAGGCCTCCATCGTCGACGCCATGGAGAAGATCTACGGCACTTTCGTCGTGACGGGTTAGGGGGTGACGGTGCATGCCTCTCGACGCTAGCCGCGTGATAAGCGGGACCTTCGGCTCGGTCTGGATGGACGGGAGGTGGCTCACGAACTTCAACCACCTCGAGGCCAATGTCGAAGTCCAGAAGGCCGAGCTCAAGCTGGCCGGCGACCGCTGGACGCGACGGAAGGTCACCGGCCTGAGCGGCACCGGGACCATCTCCGGCTTCAAGATCACGAGCGAGCTCGTCCAGCTCACGGCGCCGGTGGCCGACAACGCCAAGGGGGCGGTGAAGACTGAGCTCATCACCAAGCTCGCGGACCCGGAGGCCTACGGCTTCGAGCGGATTCGGCTCAAGAACGTCATGTTCGACCGCATCCAACTCGCCAACTGGACGGCCGGCGAGACCGTGGCCGAGGAGTGGCCGTTCACCTTCGAGGAGTTCGAGCTCCTCGACCCGATCGTCGCGTCGTAACGGGGGTGCCGGCATGAGTGACACGACGGAGAAGATGTCGGAGGAGCAGATCCTAGAACGCCTCCTCGCGGCCGACTCGGTGCCGGAGCGCACGGTGACAATCCCTCGCCTCGGGATTCCCGTCACGCTGCGGGGGCTGACGGGCAAGCAGGTGTTCAGCCTCCGCGAGCGGTGCACTGAGCGGACGACCCGGCGGGGGCAGATCGTCGAGCGCGTGGACGAGGAGGAGTTCAACACGGCCCTGGTCGCCGCAGCCACCGTGACCCCGCACTGGAACGACCCCAAGCTCCTTGCCAAGTACCGCGCTTCGGGGCCGGAGGAGGTCATCAAGCGCGCGCTCCTCGCCGGCGAGCTCGCCGCCCTGGGGGACGCGGTCCTCGACCTATCCGGCTTCAACACGGAGCTCGAAGACGTAAAAAACTGATACGGACCGGGGCGCTGGCGGGCATGCTGCACGCGATGTGGGTGCGGCACCACCTGCGCCCCGGGGAGTTCTGGAGTCTGCCCCGCGGTGAGCAGCTCTTCCTCCTGGCGAGCATGGAGCTGGAGCTGGCTGAGGAGGCGCGGGCCATGAGGGAGGTGGAGCGGCGCCGTGGCCGATGAGGAACTCTACCGTGTCAAACTCGTCATGGAGATCCACGACCGGACGCGGGCAGCCCTGGCGCGCATGAGCTCCGCCTCCAGGCGGGTGGAGAGCGCGTTCGCACGCACCCGCCAGGTCGCTCAGTCGCTCGGCCGGACGGTCATCTCGCCCACGGTGAGCATCAAGGACAAGGCCACGGCGGGCCTGCAGCTGGTCCGGTCCGCGGCGAAGTCGCTGACGGGCACCGCTTGGCGCCTGACTCTCGCGGTGTGGGACCGCGCGACAGGTTTCCTCGATCGCATCCGGAGATCGCTCTTCAGCCTGAAGGGCCTGGCCGTGACAGTCCTCGCAGGGCTGGGGCTCGGGAAACTCGGCCAGGCCACACTCGGGGCGGCTGCCACCTGGGAGACCCAGGCGGTCAGCATGGAGCACTTCCTCAGGGGCAACAAGGCCCTCGCGGCTGAGATAACCGGCTGGCTCGAGCGGTTCGCCGCGGCTACGCCGTTCGAGATGTCCGACCTCTTCCCGGCGATGAGCCGGGCCATAGGGATCACGGGCGGCAACGTCGCCGTGAGCCAGCGGCTGGTGAAGCTCGCCGCCGACATGGCCGGCCTTACCCCGGGCAAGACGGTCCTGGACGCGATGGAGGCCCTCGCCGACGCCCAGATGGGCGAGTTCGAGCGGCTCCGGGAATTCCAGATGAAGATGACCCAGGAGCAGATGAAGGCTCTGGGCGGATTCGAGGGTTTCCTCCGCGCGGCGGAGCAACGCTTCGCCGGCGGCGCCGCGAAGCTGGCCCGAACCACGGTCGGTCTGGTGTCCACGATCACGGACAACATCAAGAACCTCTTCCGGGCCGCAGGCACCGGGATGCTCGAGGCGATAAAGCCCCGGCTCCAGAAGGTCGTCGACTGGTTCGGGCAGAACGAGCGGACCGTCACCCGGTGGCGGAACACCCTCGCGGACATGGGCCGGCAGGCGGCGGACAAGATCCTCTCCTGGCTGGAGGGGGCCTTCCGCTACCTCGACACCCACTACTTCAGTAACCCGGAGTTCCAGAGGCTCGACCTGAGCGGGAAGATCAAGTTCGTCTGGGACGACCTGAAGGCGAGCTTCGACAACTGGTGGGACACCGGAGGTAGGGACGAGGCGGTCGAACTCGGCAAGACAATCGGAAATGCCCTGCTTGAGGGCATCTCCGCCGTGCTCGGAGGCCTGTTCAGCTGGGCATGGGAGACCAACAAGCAAGCGGTCACCGAGCCCAGCGGGGAAAACGTAAAGCGCGCCCTGGGTACCGACCTCCTCTTGGCTCTCCTGTTCGGCCGCTTCCTGGGGCCCGTATTCCGGGGCGGAAAGTGGATCCTCGGCAAGCTCCTCGGCTGGGGCGCGGCCGCTGGCGCGGGAGCTGCCGCGGGGTCGGCTACGGGGACGGGAGGTGCCGCTGCCGCCACGGCTCCGACGCTGGCCAGGGCTGTCGTGCCCCGGGCTGGAGCCGTCGTGTCGGGAGCCGCCAGCGGCCTCGGTGCGGTCATGGCGGGGTCCGCTCCCGCGTGGATCCTCCCTGCCGCTATACTGACGGCGGCAGTGGCGGTTGCCAGTTCCCTGTACGGCGGTTTCCGCCGGGGATTCAAGTACGGGGACTGGAGCTACTTCCGCTATCATGGCGAGGGCGCGCCGCCCGAGCCCCCCGTGGACTTCGAATTCAAGCCGTCCCCTGTAACCCCGCCAGCCAGGTCCATGGCCGAGCAGGCGTGGTGGCGCACGACCTACCAGCCCATTATCCAGGTGAGCGTGGACGCAAGGGGCGCGGATCCCGAGGAGGTTGCCGAAAAGGTGGCGGCCGTCGTAGCCCGCAAGGTCGGGCAGGTTTGGGAGAACAGCCCCAGCCTGGCCCTGGGCCGGTAGCGCGGGCGGGCGAGAGGAAAATGCTGGGGTGCGCAGAATGGGACCAACCGCATACACTCTTGCCGGGAGGCGATGAGGGTGGCTGCGGACGACAGGGGGACTGCGGTCGACCACCTTAACCGCCACAATCTCAGCAGGGGCGCCAGGCTCGGGCTGACAGTATTCTGGGCCGTCTTCTTGGGCCTCAGCGTCTTCGGATGCATCATGGCCAGTATGTGATCGACAAGGGGACGAGCACGTAGACGTAGCCTTTGTCGGCGTCCTTGCCCGACCATTCGCTGCCGAGGTGGTGTCTGAATTCGAGCGGCCCCGCGCCAGCCGTCACGAGCCAGGTGCCGAAGAGGAGTTGGGGCTTTCCAGCCTCGACGAAGGAAGGTTCCGCTGGAGGCGGCGATGTCGTACCCTGCGAGGCTCCGGCTGAAGGCACGGCGCTCGTCGGTTGTCTGGAGGTGGCTCCGCCGGGCGCCACGAGGACCGGGGTCCTGGTCTTCCAGGTCCGCGAGGGCGTGAAGGACCTCTACCTTTCGTGCAACCTGGTCAACCGCCAGGGGCTGCCCTGGCACTTCAAGGTGAGCCAAGGTGGTTAGGCCATGGACTTCTACTTTCTCGGCCCCCCGGACCTCCGGCTGCCGGTCAACCCGGCCGAGGTCCAGGTCGAGGCCTCCGGCAAGACCGAGACGTTGAGCCTCGTCAACCTGGGAGACGTCGAGATCCCCGTCGGGCGGCAGCCGGCGGGGATTTCGCTTTCGAGCTTCTTCCCTCGGGACTACGACCCGGGGTACTGCCGCTACGCGGACATCCCCGAGCCGGCCGAGGCCCTGCGGGTCCTCGTGGCCTGGAGGGACTCCGGCCGGCCGGTGCGGTTCCTGGTGACGGAAACTTCGATCAACCTCCTCGTCTTCGTGGCCAAGATCAGCTACCGCTTCGCCGGCGGGGAACCGGGCGACCTTTATTACGATCTCGGCCTCCGGGAGTGGCGCGACCTCCGCGTCCGCCAGGTGGCCGCCGCGACGACCGCCTCCGCCCAGGGGAGCGCGACGGCAGCCGCGGCGCGCCCGGACACCAAGCGGCCGCCCAAGGTGTACACCGTCCGGCTCGGCGACACGCTCTACGGAATCGCCAAGCTCGAGCTCGGTAACGGGGCCCGCTGGCGCGAGATCTACGACCTGAACAAGACCGTCATCGGCCCCGACCCGAACCTTATCCTGCCGGGCCAGCGGCTGGTGATGCCAGCATGACCCTCGACGGATACGACGTCATCCTCGCCGGTGGGTGGTCGCTCGGCGAGATCGTGGAATCGATAACGCTCGACGAGGCCCTGGCCGAGATCGCCATGCGGGCCACGATCGAGCTTGCCGTGACCCCGGACTTCCCTGGCATCGAGCCGGGCCAGGCCCTGCAGGTGACTGGACCCTCGGGTGCCGTCTTCGACGGGGTGGTGTGGGAGCCGTCGAGCACCACCCGCGGCCTGAAGCGCCTGTCCGTGACGGCCTACGACCGGACCATTTACCTCGCCAAGAGCGAGGACGAATACCTCCTCCCCGCGGGCCAGACGGCAAGCCAGAGGCTCGCCCGCTACGCGTCCGACTGGGAACTCGCTCTCGGCTCCGTGGCCGACACGAAGGTCCCGCTCGCCCGGGCGGTCTACAGGGCGCAGCCCATCTACAGCATGATCCGCTCCGACCTCGCCGAGACCGCCCGCAAGGGGGGAGGCCTCTTCCGGGTGAGGATGACCGGGCTCAGCCTCGACCTCGTGCCGCTCGGTTCCAACGCCGCCGTACCGGCCCTGGTCATCGGCCAGAACGTTGAGCGGATCGCCCAGAGGCGGACCCTTGAGGGTGCCGTCACTCGGGCCAAGGTGCTCGGCGAGGCGGCGGACGACAGCCTCTCGCCCGTCCTGGCGGTGGCGTCAGGCGATACGGCCAAGTTTGGGACCCTTCAGAGGGTCATCCACGACAGCCAGATCACCACGGCTGGCGAGGCCAAGGCCGCAGCCACGGCCGCCCTGGCCGGCGTCCATGAGACCATCAGCGTGACCGTTGTCGGCCTGCAGGGCGTCCGCGCCGGCGATAAGGTCACCCTGGACGGGCTCGGGCATCTGGTCACCCAGGCCAAGCGGATCATCGGCCCCGGGCCCATCGAGACGAGCCTGGAGCTTGCCGACTTTAACTACGTGAGGCGGACCTACTATGCTTGATCCTTACAAGACGCTCGCGGCCTCGATCGAGGAACGGGTGCGCCGCCATGCCCACACTGCCACCCTGGGCATCGCGGCCGAGCTCGGGACGATCACGGCCACTGGCCTGAAGCTCGACGGCTTCGCCCACGAGATCCAGAACTACCTCGTCGCGGCCGACCTCGCGTTGCCCACGGTCCTCGGCCCCGACTCCGCCGGCGACACCCTGAGCACCCCCGAGGGCCTGCGGGCCCTAAGGGCCGGGGACCGGGTCCTCGTTGTGCCGGTCAACCGCGGCCAGGACCACGTCGTCGTCGCGAGGGTGGTGCGCCATGCCTAGCCTGCTGCCGACGTCCTCCGGGGCGTCGGTCCTTTCGCCCGTCTCTGCGGGCCGGCAGGTCTCCTTCGGGAGGTCCTGGCGGTTCGACTTCGAGAGGGGCGACTTCGTGCCCACCGCGACCGGCGGGGTCGCGATGTCCTCGGACGTGCAGGCGTGGGTCGAATGGTGCCGCAAGGCCCTGATGACCGCGCGGTACCGGCACCTGGCCTACGGCCGCGCCTACGGCCAGGAGTTCGAGGACCTCATCGGGCGGGGCCTCACCCGCGAGGCGGCGGAGGCCGAGATCCGGCGCATGGTCACCGAGTGCCTGACCGTTGACCCACGCACGGCTTCCGTGGGAGCCTTTTCGTTCGACCGGGCGGGTGACGCGGTCTACGTCACCTGCGAGATCACAAGCGTCCGCGGCGAGGGCGCGTCCGTGGGCGCCAGGGTGGTGGTCTCCTGATGGCCGACCTGCCCGACTACCTCACCGAGCAGACCGAAGAGGCCATCCGACAGCGGATGCTCGACTCGCTCCCAGCGGACCTCGACAAGACCGAGGGCGGCTACCTCTGGGACGCCCTGGCCCCGGCCGCGATCGAGCTCGCCCAGGCGGCCATCTGGGCCCAGGAGGTCTTGAGGCGGGCGTTCGCCTCGACCACGTTCGGGGCCTACCTCGACCTCCGCTGCGAGGAGCACGGCCTCACCCGGCGTCCAGCCGTCAAGGCCGCCGGCCAGGTCGTCTTCACCGGCGTCGGCGGCACCGTGGTCCCGGCCGGGACGCGCGTAGCGACGCCGGCGGACCCCGTCTCCGGCACGGCCTCCGTCGAGTTCGCCACGGTCGCTGCCGCGACCATCGGGCCGGACGGCAGCGCGGCAGCGGACGTCGAGGCCGTGGAGGCAGGTGCCGCCGGGAACGTCGCGGCTGGCACGATCACCCTCATGGTGACGCCGGTCCCCGGGGTCTCGGGGGTCTCCAATCCAGCGGCCACCGGTGGCGGGCTCGACCCCGAGGACGACGCATCCCTACTGAACCGCTACCTCCAGAGGGTGCGGAGCCCGTCTGCCGGAGGCAACAAGGCGGACTACGTCAACTGGGCCCTGGAGGTCCCAGGCGTCGGTGGGGTGGCGGTCGTGCCCGTACGGGACGGCCCGGGGACCGTGGCCGTGGCCATCATCGACAGCGGCCACGTCCCGGCGGACCAGCCGCTTGTGGACGCCGTCCAGGACTACATCGCACCGCCGTGGGTCGACGAGGCGGAGGCCGAGGCCATGACCCTCGGCGGCGGCGGGACGAGCATCGATCAGACCCAACCCGACGACACCGGCGACTCGGTGCGGATGGTCTACGACGCGGCGGGCCCGGGCACCGTCCGCCACTCCCTGGCCGGCGTCCTGCAGCAGGCTGGGGTCTGGCAAGTCCGGGTGCGGGTCAAGGTCGACTCCACCGCGGGCGCCGCTGACCTCCTCGAGGTTGGCGTCTACAACCTGTCGGCAGCCGGCTGGGCGAAGACCAGCCCGGGCGGGACGGCGGACGCCGTGGCCAC